GGTAGCAGAATTTTTTGATAGCTATGATGTAGAAATAAGAGAATTAGAGGAGGATGAAGTAGTTGCAAAAATGTAAAAATAATTCTTGTAATTATTTTGTCTTATGATATCTTATGGGAGGAGGAAAAGAAAACATGAATGATCAAACTAGATGGGGCATTGGAGAGGTTATAACAGAAAATAAAGCCAGAGAATATAAAAACAAAACTAAAAAATTATTTAATAATTGGTTGGAAAAGTGTCCGGTTAAAAAAGACATTATCCCCGAAACTTTACATAATGATTTAGATGGCACAATTACAATAAATTTTCACATAAGGGAGAGGAGGTAAAATATGTTTTTAGTAATAAGAGAGCAAGAGTTCGACACTATGGAAAGTAGTTTTAGAATTGTAGGTCAATATAAAACTAAAGAAATAGCGGACCAGAAAAGACGGGCTTTTAGAATTATTGAAGATAAGGGAGATGTACATTTTTATATTTGTGAAACCCCTTTAGTTCTAAAAGATGAAGTTAAATCATAAACAAAACGGAGGAAAAGATGTCGACAAGAAGTAATGTAGCAGTGATAGATCCTGTAACAAATAAATTAAAAGTGATCTATGTTCATAGTGATGGTTATCCAGATGGAGTTGGAGTTTATTTAAATAAATTTTACAATTCTTTTGAAAAAGCAGATCAATTAGTAAATCACGGGGGCGCTTCATATTTAGGTGAAAGTATAGATGAATGTTATTTCTATGGTAGAGATAGAGGAGAAAAAGACGGAGGCCCGGAAAAGCATAGAGATGAATGGATGTATTTTCATTCTATGAAAGGTGATAACATGATTGAATACATTTATGTTTTTAAAGATAATGAATGGTATATTTCAGAATGTAAATCAGTAAAAAAACCAAAAGATACTTATGCGGGTGAGGGTGTATATTATTGGACTAAACTAATACCTTTAACAAAACATAAAGAATATCCAAAAAACAAAAATAAGGCTAGTACAAGTGAGGTTGAGATGATTAGCCAACTTGGAGATATGTTAAAGAAAAATTTTGGGGAGGATAATGTTCTTCAACAAGGTGGAAAAATTAAAAAGATGAATTAAACGATTTGGGGTAGTAGCGGGCCTCTGGTGATCTCCTGTCATCTAGGCAAGTTCGTTTTTTTGAATAGTTCGTTGCTGTGTGTCTATTTAAAAATGTAATACGTAATTAAATTTGCCCCCGCTACATTAAATTTTTTTTATATCTTTAATAACATTGTTCGGAATAATAGTTGTATTGCCTACACTTTCTATGTCAACCCCATTGTCAGCAAAAGAATAATCTCCAAATATTCTGGTTACACCTTTTGTTTGTGAGAATAAATGGCCCTTAGTAATGCAAGTCGCAAGTTTTGATTTTTTAAGTTCATCAAAACTACTCCAAGAGCTGTTCGATACAATGTCAAACCACTCGACAGAAACCATTGGATATTTATCTATTTCGTTTTTTACTTTTTTTCTTAAACTTATTTTTCGTTTTGACATTTACTATACCTACTTGAGTTTGTAATTCCGGGTTATGTTTTTTATTAAACAAAACAATAAACTCAGACCAACTAACTTTTTGTAATTTTAGGGATTTCTTCCGCCTCGAGCTCGATTGTTTTTGCATTATATCCATCAATTTTTTTAGACAATTCTTTTAATTTTTTTTCGAGTTCTAAACGTGTCATGCCCTCTAAACCACTAACTTTAACTTCTCTCTTATCAACATACAAGCCTGCTAATTGGCCAGATCTAAATTCAGCTTGCACAGAAACATTAAATTGTTTATTTTTTTCAGCTTGCTTTGATAAATGATCTAATCGTTTAAATCTTTTTAATTTATCTTTTTTAAATTTATTAACTTCTTCCTCATATTTTTTGTCAATATATTTAGCAATATGGGGGTTTAATCTTCTGTTAAGCAATCTTGAGGCTATTGCAGAATAATCTTTTTCATTAGCGCACTCATATTTGGCTTGTTTACAGGCCTCCGCGTAAGTAATTTCTCCCCAATTTGCAACAAGAATATCACAAAACATACGTTGTTTTGGGGTTAAGTCTTTATCAGATCGGTCTAACTTTTTGATTTGTGCCATATTTATATATATAGATTATTCTAACACATGAGCAAGTATCAAGAAAGTTTAGGTTGCTTTACCGCAAGACGTGTCCCTAAGGGACACCATAGGGACACCATAGGGACACCATTAAAACAGGCTAAAAGTGTTGCTATACTTAGTTTATTTGTTTATAGGGACACCAGGGACACCATTTTAGACCCCAGGGGTGCTTTTTATTGAACAGAGGTCCATATAATCTATATAGATAAATTTCGGGGCCTCGGGGAGGGCGCGGGATCTGGGGAGGATTTTTCGGGACAAAAAGAGGATAATCTGTTATACTATAGGAGTTTTTTTATTCATAGAAAACCTTTTGTTGGGCCCGTTGTCCGTTGTTCGTTATTAAAACACATTGGATGATGGGCCTTTTTTATTTGCGCACGGCTACCGGATCACGTATAATGAAATTGGTTTATGTTTCATATTAACCTCACTTTAAATATTCCTCTGGGGGTCATATTTTAGCTCTCTCTTATTATATTCCCAGGGGAAAATTTTTAAGACCACCATGACTTAGGTCAATTTTTTAATTTATTTATTTTAATCATAATTAAACGTCTTTCCCCCGGAGTTTTAACAGATCGATAAGCTTTATATAAAATACGATATAAATTCCATTTTTTTTGTTTTTCTGTAAATGATATAATTTTATTTTTAATCAAAAAATTTACCCGTTCACTCACAACATCTGGGTCTAACCCGGCTAACCAACAAATAGTCATATAATCCTTTGGTTTTTTGGTAAACCAATTATAAGCGTCAATCTTAAAATAAGTTTCAGTTTTAGAAACTGAGGGGGATAAAACGTCTTCAAATGCTTGTAAAATAATGGATTGAAATAGTTTTTCTTCAGAGTGCTTTCTTTTTTCCATTAAAACAGTTGCAAGTTTAATGCCCAAAATCTTTAATAAGTTTGCAGAATAATTCACGGTGATGTTTTAAAATTTTAGGAGATAATCCCATGGTTAAACAAAAAGTATAATCTTCAAGAACACTTTCAATTAATTCACTTCTATCAGGTCCGTCTAAAACTCGACAAAATTGAATAGTTGGATCTTTTTCTAAATCTTTAGTCATTGGCATGTGCGGAGGGGAAAAGATGATATGGATTGAGGTACCTCCGCACACTTTTTTTCTAGGGTTCTAGAAAAATCAGAAATTCTATAATCATATTCAAATACCATAATTCTCCTTAATTAAGTTAAAGAAATTGTACGTTAGTTAATGAAGATAAAGAGCTTTACCCCTCTTTTTCATTGGGTATTAGAATACGATTTGTTTTTTATATAAATTTTTAAGAATGTTTGCAAGATAAAAAAGGGCCTAGTAACCTAGGCCCAAATTTATTTATTCATCATCTTGATCTTCGTCATCATCTGCATCAGCAAATCCAATTGTTAAATCTTCAATTGGGTCACCGTTTTCATCTTTAACAACAATTTTACCGTCATCGATAAGATCTTTTAAAGATTCTTCTACTATTTCTTTGATTGATTTAGCCATAATATCCTCCGTTATAGAGTGATATTATATTGATTTAAAAATAGATTATAAAGACTGTCACAAAAATTTAAAAAAGGGCCAGATCTCCCGGCCCTTTTTCGCTATTAAGCTATTTACCGTTCAAGAGTTTCTTTCCTTGAGATAGTAAACTCTCTCTGGTTTTATCATATGGCGAGCCATTTTTCTTTGAGATTTTCTTAACCTCATCATCTACTATCTTAGCAATCATAGACGCAGGCTTTCGAAAACCGTGACTACCCATTGCCCGCAACAGGCAATAAGTGTCAATGTCAACAGCACATGATTTCCATTTTGTTATATCCATTTCTTTCTTCTTTCTAATTATCATCCTCTTCACCATCCTGATATTCTCTATCGACAAAATATCTAACAAAATTAATTTTGTTTTGGACGTTACCGTTATAAATTTTATCGAATACTCTGACAAAATCTTCGGTGTTGGTTCCTCTTAACAACAAAGCTGATTTACTTTTTAAAGCAGTTTTAAAACGATCCCATTTGAACTTAGGATGTTCTGAAACAACCGCATAAGCCGTAATGAAAGATCTTGTTAATCTAATGTTAAAATTATTTTTCATAAACATTAAATCAGCACCAATTTCATTACATCTCTGCAAAGTTTTAATTTTAAACTTACCTTGTTTAAAATCAGCTCGAGTTTCCCTCCACATTGAATATCCGCCTGCAAGTAAAAATATTGCACACTCTAATGGCAAAGAATATTGTTTCGTCATCGCTCTAATGATTTGATAATCTTTTTTACCATTTTCAATATGAAAATTTAGATAAGCAGTCATAGGCCAATTTTTTCTATTAGCATTCATAATGGCAACATCAAATTCATTTTCGAATTTACCTCTTATGTATCTAACAGGCCTACCTAACTCTTTTCGAGCTTGTAAAGTATGTTGACCGTCAACTACCTCATCATTCTCATTGATAAAGATGGGCAGATCAAGATCTTT